GTCAGATTTTCCCCCACTCACGCGGAAACGCCCGAGGGCGTAGCGGGTTAGCACGATGGCGGCCCGGGCGCCCACGTCCTCCGCGGATCGCGGCTACGGCACACGGCACCAACGCATCCGGGCCGCGCACGCGCCGCTAGTGCTCGCGGGCGGCGTCCGGTGCGCCCGGTGCGGTGAACTGATCGCGCCGAACGAAGAGTGGGACATGGGCCACGTGGACGGTGACCGCTCCCGCTACTCCGGACCGGAACACGCGTTTTGCAACCGCTCCGCGGGCGGCACGCGCGGCGCCGCGGTCACGAACTCCAGGTGGGCGGCCGTCGCGGAGGAGGAGGAACCGGAGGCGGACGGGATCGCCGCCGACGATGAGCGGTGGAACGTTCCTTGGATTGCGCCGTTGCGGGTTCCGCCGCCCGACGCGACCTGGCCGCGCTACATGACGGCGCCGCACCCGCGCGCCGTGGACTCGCTCGGGGCGGAGTTCGTGGCGTGGTCGGATGCGCGCACCGGGCGGGAGTTGCGGTGGTGGCAACGGCTCGTTGCGACCCGGTTGTTGGAGGTGGACGACGCGGGCGCGCTTGTGTGGACGGCGATGGTTTTGAGCATGGCGCGCCAGTTGGGCAAGTCGTGGTTGTTGCGCGAGTTGATGTTGTGGCGCATCCACCAAGGCGTCCGGTTCGGGGAACCGCAAGACGTGATGCATACGGGCAAGGACATCGCGATTTGCAAGGAGGTGCAACGGCCCGCGCGTTATTGGGCGAAGGCGCGACCGGCGCTTTACAAGGTGCGTGAGGTGAACGGCCAGGAGGAAATCGAGCACCTCCCGGACGGGTCGCGGTGGATGCTTCGCGCGAAAGAGGCCGTCTACGGCTACTCGGTTGGGATGGCCGCCGTCGATGAGGGTTGGAAGGTGCGCTCGTCCTCGGTGGACGAAGGGTTGGAGCCGACCATGACGGAGCGGTTGCAACCGCAACTCCTGCTCGTGTCCACGGCGCACCGGTTGTCGACGGCGTTGATGTTGGAGCGGCGGGCGGGTGCGTTGACGGCGTTGGAGTCCGGCGCCGGTGACCTGATCGTGGAGTGGTCGGTGCCGCGTGTCCTCCAGGTGGACGACCGGGACGGGTGGCGGTTGGCGTCGCCGCATTGGACGCCGCAACGCGAGCGGTTGATCGCGCGCAAGTTGGAGGCGATGCGCGCCGGTGAAATTGAGGACCCGGAGGAACCCGACCCGGAGGCGTCATTCCGGGCGCAATGGTTGAACCAATGGCCGCGCACGTTGACACCGGCGGGCGGGCCGTTGGAGGAGTTGCTACCGGCGGGCATGTGGGCCGGGTTGGCGGAGGCGGACGTCGAGACAGACGGCCCGATTTACGTGGCGGTCGAGGATGACTTCGGGCGCGGCGCCGCGGTGGCCGCGGCCTCCCGTGACCGGTACGGGCGGATCGAGGTCGACGGGTGGTTGTGCAAAAACTGGGATGCGGCGATGGGTGATGTGCAACGGCTCGCGGAGTGGCGCCAGGTGCGCTCGATCCAGGTGGGCGCGTCCCTGCTCGACCGGGCGCCGCCCGACCTCTCACCGCGGCCGAAGGCGGCCGCGGGCGCGGACACGCGCAACGGGCTCGCGGTGTTCCGTGACCTGGCCGCCGACGCGATGTTGGTTCACGACCAACGGACGTTCGCGCTCGATGACGCAATCAAGGCGGCGCGGGTGCGGGGGTCCGCGAGCGGGTTGCGGATCGCGGGCGGCGCGGCGCCGCATTTGGTCAAGGCGGCCGTGTGGGCGGTGGCGGCCGCACACCGGCCGGTCAGGTTGCCCGCCGTCTACTGAAACGGGCGCCGGTGAGGGCGCCCGTTCAAACCGGTCGGTCATGTTGTTGCGGCGGGCGTTCACCGTTGACAGAGGTAACCCGTCGCATCCGGCCCGACCGGTGGGCGTCCCTCTAGCCGAAAACGAGGACGTAGACGAGCATCAAAATCACCACCGCAAGGATGATTGCGATGCCGTTTTTCTCAAAGGTGGTCATGGTGCGCCTTTCCGTGTCGGGGGACGTTGAACACGGCGCGGACACTAGCATTTGACCCAGTGGACGAGCGCTCGATACGCCCGCCCGACATCACGCCAAACCCGAATGATCCGGCCGCGGTTCCTCCCGGGAGTGTCGGGCCACCCTCCTACAACCCGGGCGACCCGTCCGGCCTCGTCCCCGACTTTTCCGGCAACGCCGCGCCGCCACCTCCGCCACTCTCGCGGCCGATGCCGTGGTCCGGGTGGCCCGCCGACTGGACGACGCCCGGGTGGAACTCCGGACGGTGGGGCGACCTGGTCGACACCGCGTGGGTTTGCCTGGACCTCAACGCCAACCTACTCGCGTCCATGCCGCCCTACCTGGTCGACGCCGCGCCGTCCACTCCGGCGGACTGGTTGAACAATCCGGCGCCCGACCTCTACTCCTCATGGGAGGAGTTCGCGAAACAACTGTTTTGGGACTACCAACTAGGCGAGGCGTTCGTGATCGCCACCGCCTACTACTCCACCGGGTGGCCCGCCCGTTTCCACGTCGTCCCCGGCTACATGGTGAGTGTGGAGTGGGACTACGAGACCGGCACGCGCCGCTACTCCATTGGTGGCCTAGACGTGACCGAGGACATACTCCACATTCGTTACCGCTCGGTGACCGGCAACGCGCACGGAATGGGACCGTTGGACGCGATGCAGTCGCGGATCATCGCCGCCGGTGTGCTCATGCGCTACGCCACCAACCTCGCCACGTCGGGCGGCATCCCGTCCTCAATCCTCACCCACCCGGAGGAGTTGAACGCCGCGCAAGCGGCCGCGTTGCAAGCGCAATGGGTCAACGCCCGCATGTCCCACCTCGGGGAACCCGCCGTAATCTCCGGCGGCGCCACCTGGCAATCCGTGGCCATCAACCCGAAGGACATGGCGCTACATGACCTGGCCACGTTCAACGAGGCCCGGATCGCCGTCGCGCTCGGGGTGCCGCCGTTCCTCGTCGGGTTGCCCTCGGGCGCGGACTCCATGACCTACAAAAACCTCATCAATATTTACGACTACCACTGGCGGGCCGGGTTGCGGCCAAAGGCGCAAATGGTCATGTCCGCGTTGTCCGGGTGGCTGGTCCCGCGCGGCACCCGCGTCGAGATCAACCGCGACGCCTACGTGGAACCGGACCCGTTGGAGCGCGCGCAGACCGCACAAATATTGCACGGTATCCAGGACCCGAACGGCGAGACCGCGCTCACCGTGGCGGAGATACGGGCCTCGGAACGGCTCACCAATTCCACACCTAACGACGTCTCGGCGGGGGTGCTCCGATGAGCGAAACAGAACAGGAGGCGACGGCCATCGAGGCGCCGCCCAAGGGCGTGTTGGAGTTCCGGGCGGCCACCCAACTAGGCGTTTCGTTTCCCAACCGGACAATCGAGTTGGTGGTGATGCCCTACGAGGAACCCGCGCTCGTTGCCCATGGCGACCGGATGGTCACCGAGATTTGCTCGGCGGGTGCGTTCGCCGGGATTGAGCGGCGCGCGAACCGTGTCCGCGTCAACCGTGACCACGACTTGACGCGCACCGTCGGCCGCGCCGTTGCGTTCCATCCGTCCCGGTCGGAGGGACTGATCGCGGAGTTGCGGATCGCGCAAACGCCGCTCGGTGATGAGACCTTGCAACTGGCCGACGAGGAAATCCTTGACGCCTCCGCCGGGTTCCTCCCGATGCCGGGTGGTGAGGTTTGGGAGACACGCTCGCGGCGCCGCCTCAACAAACTTTGGTTGGGCCATATCGCCATGACGCCGGACCCGGCCTACATGGGCGCCAACGTGCTCGCCGTCCGCGCCAGTGATTCACCGGCGGCGCCCGGTGAGCCGACCGCAACGCCCAACCTCGACGTCGTACGCGGTTGGATGCTTGGCGACCGTTACGCTCGGTTCGATAGCTAGTCGCTGAACTACCGGGCGTTGGAGACCACTGGGTGGGCCGCCCGTTGCGGGGGACGCGACGAACAGACCTAGGTCGTCGTCCTGTTCGTCCAACTTTTGGAGGTCCCGCAACATGGGCGCAACCGATGCACTAGTTGCCCGTTACGGCCAGGAAATCGAGGAGCGGCAGACGTTCATCGACGGCCTAGTCGAAGCGGCGCAGAACGAGGCGCGCGACCTAACCGCGCAAGAAATGGAATTGATCGGCCGCGCACGCGACCGCGTTGCGGTCGTGAACGGCATGGTCGAACCGCTCCGGGAAACGGCACGCATCACCGCCGACTCACGCGAGCGGACGGCGGCCATCGCCGCGCAAGCGGCGGCGGCACGGTCGCCTCACCTGGCGACACCCGTGGAGTACCGCACCGCGGGCGCCTACATTCTCGACTACTGGCGCGCCGGTCTCGGCGTGGAGGAGGCGGTATCCCGCCTCGACATTTTCCACCGGGCCGCCGCACATCAGAAAACGTCAGACAACCCGGGCCTCCTCCCGGAGCAAATCCTCGGGCCGGTCGTCAACTTCGTTGACGCCGCGCGGCCAATTGTCTCGGCCCTCGGGCCGCGGCAGTTGCCGTCCGGGTCGTGGGCGCGGCCGAAGGTGACCGCACACACCGCCGTCGCTCCGCAAGGCGGAGAGAAAACGGAACTCGTTTCGCAGAAAATGACCATCGGCAAAATCCCGGTGTCCGCGGTCACGTACGGCGGTTACGTCAACGTTTCCCGTCAGGACATCGACTGGACTCAACCGGCGATCATGGACCTGGTTATTGCGGACCTCTCCGCGGAGTACGCGTTGCAGACGGAGGCCGCAACGGCGACGCAACTGGTCACCGATGCACAGGTCTCGACGGGACCGGGTTACGGCACCACGCCGCAAGCGGCCTCGGCCGCCGTGTGGGCCGCCGCCGGTCAGGTGTACGCCGCGACGAAGGGTCAGGGTCGACTCATCATCGCCGTATCGCCGGACATGCTCGGCGTGATTGGCCCACTGTTCGCGCCGTACAACCCCGTGTCCGCGTTCGGCGTTGGGTTCAACGCGGAACAGTTCGGCCAGGGCGTGATGGGTGCTATTTCCGGCATCTCGGTCGTCATGTCCGCGTCGCTCCCGACCGGCACCGTCCTCGTCCTCTCAACGGCCGCGTCCGAGGTCTACGAGGACCGGATCGGTTCGTTGCAGGTGGTCGAGCCGTCCGTGCTCGGCGTACAGGTCGCATACGCCGGTTACTTCGCGAACCTCACGATGCAAAACACCGGCATCGTCAAGTTGGCGGCATGAGCGAAGCAACGGACGACGCCGACCTCATGGACGCACCGAACCAACAGGCGGTTCGGCCGGACGGTTCCGCGCCTTGGGACGAGGGCACCGGCGGGAGCGGTGGCGAGACACCGCGCCGCGGCCGCGGCCGCCCGCGCCGGTCCTCCATTCCGGACGAACCCGAGGCGACAGGAGCAACGGAGAGGCCACGGGAGGACGAGGCCTAGCCAATGTCATACGCCGACCTAACTGAGTTCACGCGCGTCTTACGGCTCGACAACCCAACGGACGACCAATTGGCCGCCGCACAACGGGCACTCGACGCGGCAACTCAGGAAATCGACGCGTACCTCTCATGGGACGTGACGCCGCCGGTGGACGGTGATGTGTCACCCGACGGTATGGCGTTGGTCGTACAGGTCAACATCGACCGCGCCGCCGAACACTGGCGGCTCACGCCCTACGGCGCACTCAATCAAGGCCCGGACGTCGGCACCGTGCTCGTCGCCCGGAACAGTTGGTATCGGCACGCGCAAACCCTGGCGTCGTTGAAGGACGATTGGGGGGTTAGTTGACGTTGGCGGAGGCGATGGCCGGAGTTGCGGACGCGTTGCGTTCCATCCAGGACCCGTTGCCGGAACTCCAGGTGTACGGCTACTGGAATGACAACCCGTCGCCGCCCGCGCTCGACGTCTACCCGGCAACGCCGTTTCAAGTCGGCGCCGGGTTCGGCATCGGGGAATCTCAGGTGTTCCTCACCGTCCGTGCACGCGTCGGAACGGCGGACACGGAGGCCGCCCAACAACTCCTCCTCCGGATGCTTGACCCAAACGACGAGGCCTCCGTGGAGGGCGCGCTCGCGACCGCCGGTGCGGCGTCCATCGGCGCCGACGGCGGCGTCAACGGGTTCCGCCAATACGCGGACGACGTGGGAGAGGAACGCCTCCTCGGGTGCGAGTGGTTGGTCACAACATGGATTGGGGGTCGCGGATGAGTCGCTACCGCGTGACGGGAACGCGGGCCGTCGCCGGTCACGTACCCGGATCGGTTTTCGAGGCGGAGTTTGACGACGCGCTAGAGGCCCGCCTGATCGCGCGCGGGTCAATTGAAAAGGCCCGCGGCAACGCAAAGTTGCGCGAGGGCAACGAACCGGCCGACGACGCCGACAACGAACGGGAGGTGAACGGTGAGTAAGGAAATCGCACTAAAGGACTCGGTGGAGGTTGATACGACCGACCTCTCTGATCTATGCCGCGCCGTAACGCCGGTATCGGAAATGACCACGGTCGACGCGTCCGGGTTCAATGCGACCGGCTCGGACGAAAACCTCGTCGGCAACCGCGCGTCATCCGTTACGGCCACGTTCTTCGACACCAAGGACACGGGAGAGGTACACGCCACGTTGTGGCCACTCCATTTCGCGCGGACGATTTGCGAGTTCAAGACACGCCACGACCAAACGTCCATCGTGTCCCCGGCCAACCCGGAGTTGCGCGGCAACGTCTACGTGCGCACGTTCTCCCCGGGCCGCACACGCGGCGATGTGGCGACGTTCGACGTGGAGTTCATCCCGGCCGACGCCGACGGCCTCCAGTGGTACGACGCGCCCGAAGGGCCGTAGGCCGTGGCAACCCTCCGGATCAAGGCGAAGCCGTACGCGGGTGACTACCGGCTCGACATAGACGAGGAACCGCTAACGACGCTGGAGTGGCGATGGATCAAGCGCATTAGCGGCTACCTCCCGGCAACGATCCGCGAGGGCGTCAAGGGCGGCGACCCGGATATCAACATCGCGCTCGCCGTTATCGCGATGGCGCGGGCCGGTCGGATTGCGGAGGCGGACGTTACCGACGTGGCCGACCGGCTCGCCCGCGCCTCGATTGACAACCTGGAGGAAATCCCGGACCCGTCCGAGGAGTTGGGAGAGGACCCTACGACACCGCCGGGGACCGGATCGCTTACGCCAAATGGTGGGTCATTTGGGAACTCGACCTCGGAGAACCCGGACAACCTCCCGCCTCCTACTGGACCCCTCGACTTGCGGAGGTTTGCGGAATCCTCCCGCGCGACATCGCCGCCATGACACCGGCGCAGTTGCACGCGGCGTACCTCTACGCGCACCCGGAGGACTGAGTGCCGCTCGTCGTCCGCGGCTATTCGGAACTCCTCCGCGCCGACGCCCGCGCATCCAAGGACACCAAGCTAGGCGTCCGAAAGGCGTTGCGCGTCGTGGCCGAACCGGTGCGCCGCGACGCGGAAGGGTTGGCCGTCGAGACGATCCGCAACATGGGCCTCTCGCCGCAATGGGCGCGGATGCGCGTCGGCATCACCACGCGCGTTACCTACGTTGCACCGCGGCAACGCGGCGCCCGGAAAAACCCGTACGCGCAACGGCCCAACCTGGCCAACCTGCTCGCGGAGCGGTCAATGGAACCGGCGCTCGCGCAAAACGTCGGCAACGTCGAGCGCGGGTTTGAACGCATGTTGGATGAGATCGAAGCGGATTGGGCGCGGTGAACGATGGCCACGCGCAAACTGATCGTAGAACTCATCGGCAACTCCGCCTCGCTGGAACGGGCGTTTGGCCGCGCCTCCAAATCGGCCGTCGTTGCACACGGTGAGTTTTCCAAGGTCGAGCGCGGCGTCCTCTCCGGGTCGGGGGTGTTCCAGGGACTAGGCCGCTCGATTGCGTTCGCCTCGGGCGGGTTCCTGGCGTTCGCCTCCGCCTCCTCGTTCCTCCGCAAATCCGTCGACGCCGCGCTGGAGGCCGCCGTAGCGCAACGGCAACTCGCAACCCAGTTGCGCAACAACGGCGACGTGTTCGCGGAGTACCGCGTGCAAATTGAACAGACGACCAACCGCCTCTCGGCGTTGTCCGGGTTCAACAACGACCAACTAATCACCGGCCTAACGACGATTTTGCGCACCGTCCCGAACGTGGCGAAGGCAATGCGTGACCTCGGCACCGCCGCCGACCTGGCGCGGGCGAAACACATCGACCTAAACGCGGCCGCGCTCATCATCGCCAAAACCGAAGCGGGCAACACCACCCTCCTACGCCGCCAAGGATTTGAGATCGCCAAACACGCGACCGCGGAACAAGCGTTGGCGAAGCTCCGCCAGGTGGTCGCCGGTCAAGCGCGAGCGGGGTCAACCGAACAGGAACGGTTCGGCGCCATCCTCCACAACACCGAGGAAATTATCGGCACCGGCCTCCTGCCGACGATCAACAAATACCTCTCCGCCGGTGGCAAGTGGTTGCAGCAAATGAACGAGTCCGGAAAGTTGCAGCAGGACGTACGGAAGGACGCGCACGCGTTCGCCACCGTGATCGGTGACGTGGCCGACGTGGTGAAAACCGCCGACCACGTAACCGGCAGTTTCAAAAACACGTTGGAGCTACTGATCGGCCTACGGATCAGTAAGTGGGCGTTGGAAACGTTCGCCGGGTTGGGCCGGATCGGCGGCGCCGCCGAGGGCGCCACCGGAAAACTTGCGGGCCTCCGTGCGGGTCTCGTCGGGTTGGCCGAGATCGCCATACCCGTAATCGTCATTCCGTACGAGTTCAAGTTCGCCGGGTCAAACGCGAACCCGTTGAAACGTCCGTTTGAGGCCATCGGTAAGAAACTGGCCGACGCGCTCACGCGCGGCCCGGAGGGCGGAACGCCGCCGACCGGTAACCCGTTCCTCGGGAAGGTTACGGCGCGGCTCACGCCCGACCAAGTTGACCAACTCCGCTCGCAACACCCGGAGTTGACCGACCACGACTTCCAAATCCTCCTGGCGGCCGCCGTCAACATTGCGTCCGCGCCGCGCGCCGCCGCCGGGTTCGCCACCGACGCACGCAACCGCGAAAGCGCGGCAGACAAAGCAACCAAGGCGGCCAGGTCCAAGCTCACCGCCACGCAACGCAACACGTTTTTCGACAACGCCATCGCGCGCATCCTCCTCCGCGGAGGCCTCGGCACCCTCGACCAACAGTCGGCCGCGCTGAAAACCGCGGAGGTGAAAATCCGCGGCCAACTCGCGACGGTCAAGGACATAACGCGCCACCAAAAGTTGATGGACGACCTTTTGTCAACCATCGCGCAGGAAAAGTCGGTGCAACAACAGATCGCGCAAGCGGCAACGCAAGCGCGTCAAACGACGTTCGACAACCTGATCGGCGCGTTGACGTTCAACGTGACCAAGGCGCAAGCAACCGCCGCCGTCACGGATGACATTGCCGCGTTGGAGGCGTTGAACGCCGGGTTGCGACGCGAGGCGCGGGTCATGGGTGACACCGCGGACATACAGACGCAACTTTTCCAGAACGCGCAAACAATCAAGCAACTCCGCGGGCAACGGCAGGAGGCGCAGTTGTTCGCCATCCTCGGCCTCGGGCCGACGGGCGACGCCAAGGTGCCGACCGTTCACAAACTCACCGCGGAGGTGGCCAACCTCACGAAGAAAATCGTCGGCACCGTCTACGACACCGCGGCCAACGAGCGCAAGTTGACCCAGTTGCGCAAGTTGCTCCTCGACCGTGCGCTCCCGGGCCACCCGGAGGTCAAGCAAAAAGCGCAAGACATAATCGACACCCTCACGTCGTCGCTGAGTAGCGCGTCGCAACTCCCGCGGTTCAAACACGTAACCGCGACCGCCCTCCTATCCGGCCTCGGGCTCGACCCGACGACGATGCGGATACTCCACGCCCGCCTCGCCCAACTCGGCCCGGGCGGCACCGTGCCCGCCGGTGCGTCCGCCGCGTTCGCGGGCGCCGGAGCGGGCCGCGAAATCGTGGTGCACAACACGCTCACCCTCGACGGCCAGGTGGTGACGCGCACCGTTACGCGCGGGCAACAGAAAGACGCCACGCGGCGCACGCAATCGCGGCGCGGCCCATACGCCGGGAGGCATTGACCGATGCCGACCGCGGGCGGCGCGGGTGGCGTAAGGATTGGCGTCGCGTTCGATGACGTGACGTTGGAACCAACGCCGACGTGGACGTACCTAACGGCCACGGACAACCTGGTCGCGTCCTACTCCATTGACCGCGGCCGCGCGTTTGAGTTCGACAAAACGGACACCGGCACCGCCACCGTCACATTCATTGACCGCGACCACGTGCTCGACCCGACGAACACGACCGGGCCGTACTACACGAAGTTGGAGCCGTTGCGGCAAATCCAGATTGAGCTACTGAACCCGCACACCGACCTTTACCAACCGCGGTTCCGTGGGTTCATCGAGGACTACGACTACGGCATCGACGCGGACACGCGGTTGGGGCGGCTAACCATCACATGCGTTGACCTGTTCGCAATCCTCACCGCAATAGAAATGCAACCCGTCCCGATGGTCGGGCATCCAACGCTCGCGGCGTTTGGCGTTGACCTCGCCTCGCAACTGGCGCAAGGAAACATTTATTTCCAGAACGACCGCGCCAACGACCGGATCGTGGGCGTGATGGGCAACGCCGGAATCCCGGTCGAGTTCTACGTCGTGTTTACGCTCAACGTCAACGTATTGCCGTCGCCGTACGCGCCCTCGGAGAACGTGTTGCAGGTCGTCCAGGACGCCGCCGACGCGGAGTTCCCGACCGTGGCCAACGTCTACTGCGACCGGTTCGGACGCATGTGCGTCCACGGGCGTATGGCGCGGTTTGATCCGGTCGGTACCTCGACCGACGCCGGGACGGCGAAGTGGGATTACCACCACTGGCACGCGGGCGACTCCGCCGCCGTCGCCGCGCATCCGCTCGACAACACCGCGGCCGCCTACGCGCAACTCCGCCAACTGGCGTTCAACCGCGGGTTGTCCAAGGTCATCAACTCCGCGTTGTGCACATGGAACGGCATCGCGCCCGGACTGATCGCCGGGCAGTACGTGAACGACACCACCTCCATCGGAACCTACGGGTGGCGGTCATGGTCGGCGGAGAACCTCTACGTCGATTCGGGAATCCTCACCGGCAACACCGGCCCGGATGAGTGTTTGGCGTTCGCGCAATGGATCGTTGACAACTTCGCGGAACCGCGCAACCGGATCACGTTGCTCGGGTTCCGCACGATGGCCGCGGACTGGCCCGGGTCAATCAAAACGTGGGACCTCCTCACGCGATGTGACATAGGGGACATGGTCGACGTGACGGAGAACGACGCCACCGGCGGCGTGTTCAACGCGGAACCGTTCTTCATTGAGGGCATCCACGAGCAGGTTGTGCCGCTCAACCCGGACATGGCCGACGTGACGATCACGTTGGACGTATCGCCCGACGCCTACTTCCCGCCCGACTCACCGCTAGCGGGTCCGCACTAATGGCGTCGCTAAAGCCTGTCATCCACGGACGCGACCACGAACCGGGCGGGTCGGACCCGATCCACTTCCCGGAGGGCATGGTGCTCGGCGGCGGGTCGCTAGAGGGCGCGATCATCACACCGGGACACCTAGAGGGATGGTGGCGCCTCGGTGAGGCGGGACCGTTCCCGTCGGCCGCGGTTTATACGCCCAACTGGTTGCTCGACAGCAGCGGCCTCGGCCGCCACGGCGAAGCGATCAACGCCAACATTCCCCATACCGCCGTCCTCTACGGACCCGGCGACCCGCACCTGCCAACGCAACACATCGACGGCGCCCTCACGCTCGGTGACCCGACGCTGAACGACGGCGGTATCCGCTTCAACTTCAATCAGTACCAATGGACGAGTTGGGGCGAGCAACTTTGCGTGTCCCTGCCGACGCGTTTCCCGGAAACGCTCTGGACGAACGGGAGCGGCGCGGGCGCGTCGCTCGTTTGTTGGGTGCAATACATTCCGCCAAGCGAGACCCAAAACGACATTTCAAACGTCACCGCGTCCGATCCCGTGTTCTACCTGCTTGGCGACCTCCAGCACGTTTACGGCGTCTCGACCACCGGGAGTCATCTTGGGTTCACGCCCGCCACGGGCGTACTCACCTGGGACACCACGATGGGCGGCGCGAACACTTGGGCATCGTCGGCGGGACTGATCGCGCATCGTTGGTACCACTTTGCGATGACGTTGGGGAAGGTCGGCGCGGTCTATACGAGGACGTTCTATCTCAACGGCAACGTCGTAGCGACGCTCACCGGGAACGCCGCCGCCGTTGTGCTCGCGGGTGACAGCAGCAGCGTAACGCTCACGCTCGGCGGCGCCAACTTGGATGACTTGCGTTTCTCTCACGGCGCCGGGTGTCTCGATGAGCTAGAGATTTACAGTAAGGCTCTAACACTCGCCGAGGTCCAGAACATCTACAACGCGACCGTGCTCGCGGAGGGTGACACGTATGCGGTAACGACCATCGGCACCGGACCCGCCGGAACACCCGGCACCCTCCACTCCGAACTCCCCGGCGGCGCCGACGCACCCGCGGGATATGTCGCAACCGCCGACGGCTCGGGCGGCACCACCTACGCCACACCGAAAACAAAGGTATGGCTGAATGGCGTATAGCCGCAACGGACTCAACTTCAAAACGGCGCCGTCGGGAATGCTCATTCCGTCAACCGCCGACGACTCCGCAAACGACCGCGTCGACGTAACGATTGAGCACAAGACAAACGGCGCGCTCGGCGCGGCCGGTCCAATCGGTGACGCGTCACACGTCCCCATCGTCACCATTGACGCGTACGGGCATGTCACCGGGTTAGCCTCCGTTCTCGGCGCGGGCGGCAATCAAATGTTGCTCGGCAACGGGTCGCCGGGTAGCGGCACCGGCAACCTTGGTGACAGCTACATCGACCTAACGAGCGGCGACGTTTGGCAAAAACAGAACGTCGCCGCCGCCGCCGCGTTCCGCTCGATGACGACGGACAGCGGACTCGGCTACTCGCGCACCATTGCCAAACCCGCAGGCGTCGCCGTTGGCGATCAACTCGTGTTGGTGATCGTCGCCGAGCCGTCGGGCGCACCCAACGAGCACACGCAACCCGTCGCCGGTTGGACGTTGCAAGCGCAGGGCGGCTCGGGCAACACATGGGAGGTCTACACCCGCGTCGCCGACGGCACCGAGGGCGCATCGCTCACGCTCACGCACTCCGATAACTCCTGGTGGTCAATCGGTTACCTCGCGTACATCGGCGGCGCATTCGATGTGATTGCGAGTACGTCGTGGGGCACGGGCACAACGGCGACCGGGCCATCTGTCACGACGACGCAACCCAACGGGCGCGTGGTCGAGGCGGTCATCGCGTTCTTGGCATCAAACGTCATCACGCCGCCGTCAGGGTTCACCGAACGACTCCAGGTCGGCGCGTCGTCAGATCAACGGCTCTCAGTTTCCGACAAAGCGCAGGCGAGTGCTGGCGCGACTGGTACGCCGATCAGCACAGTGAGCACGAGCGATCACGGTTACGCGATCACGCTTGCACTCAAACCGACGGGCGGCCCAACGCCGACGTGGGTATTGCAGGGCAACCTCGCCGTCGCAACTGATCCGATCTTCGACGCCAAGGGCGACCTCGTTGCGGGCACCGGCGCGGACACCGCGGCGAAGGTGACGGTCGGCGCCAACGGGCAGGTCCTTACCGCCGACTCAACGCAGGCAACCGGAGTGCGTTGGGCGGCGTCGGCGGTCGGCCTCCCCGCCGATACCGTCGTTGTCGCCGCCACGCGGATCGTCGCCAACTTCCTCGCCGCCGGTGACGCGCAACCCGCGTGGCGCGTGCTCGGGAGCGGCCGCCAGGATTGGGGACCCGGCGGCGCCACCGCGCCCGACACGACCCTCTACCGGTCCGGGGCGGGTGTGCTCACGACGGACGGGCGCATCGTCGCCAAGGACGCCAACGTTACGTTCGTCGCCAATCCGTCCGTCTCGGGCGGCTACGTGTTCGGTTCGTATATCGGCGCGGACTCCTCGCCTCGTTACGCGGTCACTCCCAACGGGGCGATCTATTGGGGCGCGGGCGGCGCGACCGCACCCGACACGGACCTTTTCCGGCAGGTAACTCCGGGTGTCGGGACGGGGCTAAAGACCGAAACAAACTTGATCGTCGGATCGTTGACGGCAACCGGGTCGGGAGGAGTAGGCGCCGGTCTAAACCTCGGACCCGGTGGCGGCCTCCAGTCGATCCGGGCGGCGAACGGTCCCGCCTCTACGACCTACATCACGGGCGACACCCAACCTCGACTCCAGATTGACACGGACGGAACGCACCGATGGGGGATCGGCGGCACAACCGCCGCCGACACGCTGCTCTACCGCAACGGTGCGGCCCGCCTCAAAACGGACGGAACGCTCGATGTCGGCACCAACCTCACCGTTGATGCGGGCAACACGGGCGCCCGTATCTACCTCGGTTCCGACGTAAGCCTCTACCGGGCCGCCGCCGACCGCCTGCAAACGGACGACCACTTCGCCGCCACGCTCGGCGTCGCCACCAAGGTCAAGGCAGGGACGCCCGCCGATACCGATTGGGCGGCCGCGCCGCCGGACGGCACCCTCGTTGCCGACTCGACCGCGGGCAAGTTGTGGGTGCGCGTCGGCGGCGTATGGAAAGGCGTGACGGTGACGTGAGCTACGAACTACTAAAGGTGATCGTGCAACCGGTGTTGTTGGAACGCGACGAACTCGGTTGCATCGTCGGGGAACGCGTCGTGGAGTCCGTGGCCATCTATGACATGGGCCAACTCGCGGAATACGTTGATGCGTTCCGTGAGCAACTGCGACAACAACAGGAGGTCCCCGCCGATGCCGATAACTGAAAAAACCGTGGTCTCGGTCGTGTGTGACAACGAGAGTTGCCCGGGCAATGACCTCGACCCGCATGACCTTACCGGATGGATCGTCGTCCACTCCGAGGTCTATGGCGAGCCGTCCGCGCAGCACGTTTTTTGTAGCTCCGCATGTGTCTCGGAGGCCGCCGCGGCGACACCGCCCGACGCGCCGACGGTGTTTGCGAAGGCGCCATGAGTGAATGGTGGGAACACGGCTACCCGGGCGGGCCGATGGTTCCCGTGCTCGGGTTCCCGCGTAACGTCTACCCGCCCGACGCGGCGCCCGGACACACGCCCTCGTCCAACGGCCCGGACGTCGAGGCGTACAAACGCACCGTGTCCCGCGCCGGACGGTGGCCATGGCAAACCTTCGACCGCGCCTACTCCAACGCGTTCGCACACGGGAAGGCAGGCGGCAACGTCAAGGACTCCGGCGTCGCCGGTGTGCAACGCCAAGGAAACATCACGCCCGACACCGGGTTCATTGGCGAGGCGACGTTCAACCTCCTTCGCTCGATCCGGATACCGGCCGGACTCCCGCACGCGGGCGAACCGGCAATGGACGCCAACGCGCAAAACCTGATTGCGGAGGCCTACACGAAGTTTCACGCGCCACCGGCCGCGGCGACCGTGCGCGCCGCCGCACTCCAGGAGGCCGCGCGATGGCTCGGGACGAAGGAGTCGCCCGCCAACTCCAACCGCACACCGTTCGGCGCGTGGTACGGCGCCGACGGGCAACCGTGGTGCGCGATGTTTTGCACCTACGCGTTTGAGGTCGGCCCGTTCGGCGGATCGCCCTCGTTCGCGAAGGGCCAACGGTACGCGTACGTCCCGTACATCGTGGACGACGCCCGCCACGGCCGTAACGGGTTGTCAATCACGACGGCGCCGATCCCCGGCGACCTGGTTTGTTACGACTGGGACGGCGGCGACTACGACCACGTCGGCATTTTTGAGGGCGGCAACGCGAACGAATGGACGGCCATCGAGGGCAACACGTCCGCCTCCAACAACTCCAATGGCGGTGAGGTGCAACGGCGCACACGCAACCAGTGGGAGGCCTACGCGATTGCGTTCGTGCGTGTCCGCGAGCCGTAGGGTTTGGCCATGTTGCTCGCCATGTCCAACGCCGCGATCATTGTCCTGGCCGTTGCGGCGTTCGTCCTCATCCTGGCGCTGATCGCCACCGGCCGGTCCCTGTTCACGCGGACGCCGCCCAAGGCCCGCCGGTTCCGGGTGGGCGTGTTCATTGAACGCGACCGCGAAGCGGGCAACGACTACGATGCGCCGGAACGGCAGGAGGGCGGCGACGGGTGATCCGTCGGGGGACTGTCACCCGCCCCGCCCTCCGGGAACGACCGCACCCGCCCCGCCCTCGTTGACACCGTGAGGCGGGCGGGCGCGGCCGCCTAGCGTGGAGGGTGCCGCGGCCGCCGCGCGGCGGCGCCGTCCCCGGTCGGCATCCCGTCCAACACCCACCCGTCAAGGTCCGATTGGACAATCCGAACGAGGCCGGACGCCGTGGTGAGGAATGGCAGGCGGCCAGCCGCACGCGCCCGGTAGAGGGTTGAACGGCTTACCGATGCCCGCGCCGCGGATTCGGTCAACGTAAGCCACCTCTCCCCGCCGGGAGTGTGGCCGCCTGCCATGTTTGGACCCTCCCACGTGGCGGCGCGATCCGAAACTCCGCGGCGCACGGTTTAGTCGCTATTTGCGCGGAGTAATGAAGAGTGCGCGATTGACACGGTGTGACCCGGCGAGACACGGGCGGACACGGTGAGACACAACATCGCCGCCGCCGCGGGTGCGGTATGACCCACCCATGACGGCCAGACGAACGACAAAAGCGGCCGAACCCGACCCGGAAATCCAGGACGCGTTCGACCGCTTCGCCCAACGGTTGCTAGAGGACGGCGTTAGCCAACGTGACCTCCACCCGGTCGCCGCCGACTCCATGCTTGCGGACCTTGATCCGGTCAAGCGCGTAGCGCACGAAGCGACGTTGCTCATCCGCGGTCGCCCGGTCAAAATCATCGACCGACGCGCGCAAGATCGAATCCGTGGAGCCGAGTAGTTCCTCGTACGCCGCCGCGGCCGCGTCCGCCTCCACCTGGAGGCGCCCTAGCTTGGATTTGGCCGCCGCCACTCCGAGGCCGTCAAACGCCTCCACGGCCGCCTCCAGGGCCGCCACGGCGCCGTCACGCCGCGCCCGTGCCGCCTCGATCTTGACGGCGTTGGAGCCGCGCCCTTGAAACTTGCGCAACGCCTCCTGGGTCGCCGTAAGGGCCACCTCCTCAATCCACTCGGCGTTGATGCCCGCGCGCTCCGTGCACGTTTCTTTATTGCCGCACCGGTAGCCGATGGACAACGTGCCGTTGCGTTGCTTGGAAGTGAAAACGACCATGCGGCCGTCACACCCGGCACACCGGAGGATTCCGAGGCGGGCCAGGAGGCGGTCGGATTTAGCCTTACGTCCCGCCAGGACCGACATGGTTTGAACCTTCCGGAACAGGGCCGCCGGAACGATGGGCTCGCACGCGTCCGGGTTCACCGTGTCACCAAAGGCCAGTTCACCGAGGTAGAGGCGATTGGCCAACATGACGGTGATCGTGCGAAGGAGGAGCGTGTGCCCGTTCGCAATCAGGTAGTCACGGATGGCCGCCCGCGTGGAACCGTTGGCCCTCATCCGGAACGCCTCCAGGACGAGGGCGCGGGTCGCCGGGTCCGGCTCAACCCGGCCGGTGGTCTCGTTCTTGCGGACACCGAGAGGCAGGCGCGGATACGGCGCCACGCCGCGCATGACGGCGGCCACCTTGGATTCGTGCGTCCGCTCCGCGGTCGTCCGGCGCATGTATTCCGCCATCGTGCCGATAAAGGTGTTGCTCATCCACTGGGTCGCGGTGGCGTTGGACACCTGGCCGATGTCCAACGCAAACACCTTTCCGCCCGCGGCCTCCACGCGGCCGATGACCTCCGCTTGGACGGCGAGCGAGCGGAACACCCGGTCGAAGTAGGAAGCCACAATGACGTCGGCGCCGCCGCGCTCAACGGTCTCGACGGCGTGGAGCAAACCCTTACGCCGCGCGAGCGGTGTGCCGCCGGAAACGTCCAACTCCTCCATGACCTCAACGAGGTCGTGGCGGTTGTCCTTCGCCCACTGGGTAAGGCGGGCGCGTTGCTCACCCGGGGACACGATGTCGACGCCCTTCGTGCGGGACACGCGGACAATGCCGATGACGCGAGAGGCGGCCAACTAGACCACCTCTCTCTCGGCCAATTCTTTCGCCCGCGCAATCGGCCGGGACGTTTCACCAACGCGGAACAACTCGCCGTCCTCCACCGTGCCGTATTCCCAACCGTCACGCGTACGCGAAACGTAGAGGGCGCCGGTCGTGTGGAACCCGCGCCGCTCACATTTCCACCGCGGCCGTACGGCCTCCACGATGGTCGTGACGGTGCGCCACACGGCACGCTCACCCGCCGCCAGATAGGACGCCAGATTTTCCAGGTCGAGTTCGGCGGCCCGGGCCTCGGCCTCCTCACGCGTGTCGAACTCTCCCGCTTGCGCCCACATGCCGGTCACGCCGTCCCACCACTCCAGGACAACCAACGTGGACTCGTCCACTGTCTTACCCATTGCCGTGTTTCCTTCCGTCGGGGTCATGTGGGTTTTAGTGTACCTATGACTGGTCGAACGGGCAACAAAACCCACAGTGGGGTTTTCGGCTCTAACACTGAGGTTGCGCCGTGAACCGGTGGAAAGTGGTCGAGGTGGAGGGGTACCCCGACCTGGAATCCCGGCGCGTCGGCGTGAGTATCCACGTTCTCGACCGCGCCCGCAATCACGCGGTCGTCGCAACGTTCCGGTCCGAAGATTTTGGGTCGGCGGAGGCGGCGCGCCGCGCGGCCGACGCCCGCCTCCGTGAGGTCACCCGGTGATCGCGCTCGCCCTCGGTGCGTTTGTTGCAGGCGGCGCGCTTGTGTTCCTGCTCGTCCTCGTCGCCGCCCGCCGCCGCCACCGGCGCGCCGTCGCCCGGGCGAAGGAGTACCGGCGCCGCCTCAAACAACGTGAGCACTACGAGCACGCGCTCCGCGTGCAACGCCTCCGCATCGTGGCGGGAGGATTGCCGCGCCATGCCGACAGTTCCGCTACCCCCCTCGTTGCGGATCACACGGCCGACGCGGCCGTCTCGGGTGGTGCGGCGTCCGAGTCCTCCCGCCTCCTAACCGGCGGCCGGGAATGAAAACGGTCGCCCTCACGACCGACGAACTCCTGGTCGCCGCAACGGTCGGTGTGCACCGCCACCTCGCGTGTTTGCGGGCCGGGTCAATCACCCAGTTCGACACCGGCGCGGATTGGAACCACACCATTGAGGGCGCGGCCGCGGAACTGGCGCTCGCCAAACACCTCGCCCGCTACTGGACCGGCCTAACCCCGAAGGCGAAGGGTGACGTCGGCGCCGTCCAGGTGCGGCAAACCGCGCACGCGAACGGGCACCTCGTCCTCCGCGCGCGCGACTTCCCGGGCAACCCGTTTTTCGTCCTCATCACCGGCGCCAATGGCCGCTACCAACTCATCGGATGGATACGCGCTCACGACGGGCGGCGTGACGAGTGGAGGCGGAACCCGAACGGCTACGGCGAGGCGTTCTTCGTCCCCCAAACGGCCCTCAAACCAATGGGAGAGGTGACGACCAATGACACGTAGAACCGCCACGCTCATCGCGTGCGTGTACGCCGCCGTCCTGACGTTTGCGACGGTGCTCACCGCGTCCGCGAAGGGCGTCACGCCGTCCCGGATCATCGGCCACGGTCAAATCAAGTTCAACGGCGCCGGTCCTGAGTTGTGGGCGGCGCGGTGGCGCCGTCAACGACGGCTCACGATTGCCCTACGGCGGGAGTTGGCCGCCCGCGTTGACCGCGTGGTTTGGTTGGTCTCGGCGTTCCAGTGCGTGCACTCCTACGAGGGCGCGTGGACGGCCAACACCGGCAACGGGTACCGCGGAGGCCTCCAGTTCGGCGCCGCGGAGTGGAAGCGGTACGGCGGCCAGTTCGCGCCGCGCGCCGACCTGGCCACACCGGCGGAGCAAATCACCGCCGGGATCGCCTACCACGCCGTCGCCGGGTTCCATCCCTGGCCGCTCACGGCGCGCCGATGCGGGTTGATCCGATGACCGAGGAACGGTTGGTGGAGGTCGTGGCCGCCGTCACGCGTGAGACCGGCTACGCGCCGACCGTTGATGAGTTGGCCGCCATTTTTGGCGTCCGGCGGGTGACCTCACACGGCGCGTGGAGGCGCCTAACGCGGGCCGGACGGATCGGCTACGACGCGGACGGCCGGGTGGCGTTGCGATGACGGTGTTGGTTTGCGGCTCGCGTACGTGGAGGGACGTCGCGCCCATCCTGGCGCGCCTGCAAAAGTTCCCCCGCGATACGACCATCCTCCACGGCGGCGCCCACGGCGCCGACCAACTGGCCGGAACCATTGCCCGCCGCCTCGGCCTCCGGGAACACGTGATTACGCCGGACTGGCAAACGCACGGGCGCGCGGCCGGGATCGTCCGAAACGTGGCCATGTTGGACACCGGCCCGGACCTAGTGCTCGCCTACTGGGACGGCCGCTCGACCGGCACCGGGCACACGATCCGGGAGGCGCAGCGGCGCGGCATCCCGACGGAGGTCGTCACCGCATGAGTTGGTGGTGGTGGATTGTCCCCGTCGCGGTGGCGTGGATTGTCACCGCCCTCGCGGTTGCCGTGGCGTTCTTCCACGGCGCGGCCGGACGTGACCGATGCCGGTAGAGGCCGTCCTCCTGCCGGAGTGGCTAGGCGGCGCACCCGTGTCCCTGCTCGCCTACCGGGTCGTATGCGTCGGGTTCGGTGACCCGCCGGTGGCGCCGTTCGCGGCGATCCGGATCACGCCAACCATTGCCCGGGCGTCCCTGGTCGACGTCATCAATCACGTAACCGGTGTGTTGGAGGAGGAGGAGGCGAACGTGTTGCGCGCGTTTTACGAATTGCAGTTGGCGGGCGTGTTTGAGGTGGTCGAAGGATGACCGCCACCGCGCCCGCGACGCGGCGGATCAATAGCGGGCGAGGTCATTCGTACCGCCTCGACGGCGAGAGGGTGCCAAGCATTACCGAGGTCCTCGGTGAGGCGTGGCCTAAACCGGCGTTGATCGGTTGGGCGGCCGGTTGTGCCGCGGATTGGGCCGCGGACAACTACGACTCGTTGGCCGAAATGAGCACAACGGCGCGGGCCAACACGATCCGAAAAAACTGGCGCAATGCGGGCAAGGAGGCCGCGTTACGCGGAACGATCATCCATGACTACGCGCACCGGCTCGCGCTCGGGGAGGAAATCGAGGTGCCGGATGACTACCGCGACCACGTCGACGCCTACCTGGCGTTCGCGGAGGAGTGGGAACCGGCGGAACTTATGGTCGAGCTACCGGTGTTCTCCCGCCGCTACCGGTATGCGGGCACACCCGACCTCGTCGCTGTATTGAAGGATGGGCGGACCTGGATTTTGGATTGGAAAACGGGCGCCAAGGGCGGCGTGTTCGTTGACTACGTGTTGCAGTTGGCCGCGGCGCGGTTCGCGGACTTCACATTGACGGAGGAGGGCGTCGAGGTCCCGATCCCCCACATCGACGCCGCCGGAATCGTGACGTTGACCGCGGACGGGTTCCGGCTCATTCCGGTCGAGGCGAACATAAACGCGTTTCGGGTGTTCCGAATGCTTCGTTACATAGCGACGGAAATGGTCAAGCAACCGGACGCGTGGATTGGCGACCCGTTGTGAAATACCGCACCGTCGTAGCCGACCCGCCGTGGGAGTACCACGAAGGGTTCGCGCAAGGGCCGACCGGTGACGTCGGCCACCTCCAGGTTGAACTCGGTTACCCGTCGATGAGCCTGGAGGAGTTGGCTGACCTGCCGGTGTCACGGCTCGCGCATCGGGACGCGTTGCTTTTCCTCTGGACGACCAACCGCTACCTCCCGGACGCGTTCCCGCTCATGGGCCTATGGGGGTTCGCCTACCGCCAATTGCTCGTGTGGCATAAGACCAACGCGACGCCGCTCGGCGGCGCGGTGGCACCGAACAGCGCGGAGTATCTGCTCGTCGGACGGCGCGGCAACGTGCGCCTCCGCGGCCGGTGGCATGAGTCCGTCATCGCCGGACCCAATAGCGAGCACTCACGCAAACCGGAGGTTTTCCTCGACGTGGCCGAGACCATTTCCCGGCCGCCTTACCTGGAGTTGTTCGCCCGCCGTCAACGCCTCGGGTGGGACACATGGGGCAACGAGGCGTTGGAGCACGTGAGCCTAACGGGAGGTCGGAACCATGGAGGTTGATGTGATCGAGGACGCCGCCCGCGGCGAGGCGTCGTTGTTGGCGCTCGCCGCCGAGGCGCTTGCACTTTCCAACCTGCTAATCACGGCGGCCGAACGGGTCGCGCGCCACCACGACGCGCTCATCGTCGCCGCCTACGAAAGAGAGGACGCCGCCGCATGAACGTCGTACCGTTTCAACCGTCCACCGTGATCGGGCGACCGTCATGGATGGACGTAAAGGACAAAGGCGAGGAGTTGGCCGAGTTGATCGCCAACACCGAGTTCGTGCCGCGCGGGTTGCGCGGCAACCAACCCGCAATCGCCGCTTGCATCCTCTACGGCCATGAGGTCGGCCTCGGGCCGATGCAATCGTTGGCAAAAATCGCGGTGATAGACGGACGGCCCACCCTGTCCGCCGAGGCCCAACGCGCGCTCATCCTCCACGCCGGACATGAGCTATGGATCGAGGAGTCGACCAACGCCCGCGCGGTGATCGCCGGACGGCGCCGCGGCGACAAAAACACGTCCCGGGTTACGTGGACGTTGGACGACGCGAAGCGGGCCGGAATCGCGGGCCGCCGCAACTGGCAGACCTACCCGCGGCAAATGCTCCTCGCGCGGGCCTCCGCCGAACTGGCGCGCGCCATCTTCGCGGACGCAATCGGCGGCCTCGCGGCAACCGAGGAGTTTGAGGCCGAGACGGCGCCCGGAGAAGGTCCGGAGGTCGTGACCGAGACACCGCCAACAACAACGCGACGGCGTCGACGCCCCGCGCCCGCGCCCGCGCCCGCGCCGGACCCGCCGACGCCAGAATCCATCGCCGCGCCACCCGACCCGGCAACGCCCGCGCAACTCCGGGCGGTAATGGCCGACTTCCGCGAACTGGGACTAGCCGACGACGACGCACGGGACACCCGGCTCGCGTGGTCATCAGAGGTCATAGGGCGGCCGCTCACGTCCTCGCGTGACCTGACAACCGTGGAGGCCTCCCAACTCCTGGAGGCGTTAAAAACGCGCCGGGAGGCCGCCGTGGAGGCCGCCGTCGTGGAGGAGTTGGACGCCACCGAGGTTACGCCGGAACCGTCACGGTTCCCGATCCCGGAGTCCGTCCAACAAACCCTTGACGCGGGCACCGCGCGGCCGCGGGACGACGACCGCGACAACGACTTTCCGCCGGGATTTTGATGCCACGCAAACGCCCGGAGGTGGAGGAATGGGTCGTCGTACCCAACTGGGAAACGTTCCAGCACTACTCCGACCGGGCGCCCAAATGGATCAAGTTGCACGCGTCATTGCTCATGGATGACGA